CCAAATACGGAATTGTTATTGAAAAATTAAAAACAGAAGAAAATGAAAGACTTGAAGAAGGTTTATCATTTATGGTTAAATCTTTGAAGGGTTATAGAACATTATTACAATTTTTCCGTGATGGTGGAATTGACCCATATGGTGAAAAGACAAAAGAAAAAGTTTTGATTCTTCCACCGATTGAACAATTTTTGATTCAAAAAGAAAAACGTCTTTTCAAAGGATTTGAAAGTTATGATGACGTAACCCGTTTTGTATTTGACTTAGAAACTACCGCTTTGGAACCAAAAGATGGTAGAATATTCATGTTTGGATTAAAGACAAACAAAGGGTTTCACAAGGTTATTGAATGTTCAAATGAGGAACAGGAAAAACAAGGTATCATAGATTTTTTTAACTATATCCATGAAATTAAACCATCCATTATTGTGTCATATAACGGATTTGCGTTTGACTGGCATTGGATATTTGAAAGAGCGAAAGCTTTGGGATTAGATATGAAAAGAATCTGTAAGTCACTTAACCCTGAAAAATCAATTACACAATCAAAAGGTTTGTTGAAATTGGCAAACGAAATTGAGGATTACGTTCAAACATCAATTTGGGGTTATAATGTTATTGACGCATTACACTCAGTAAGACGTGCACAAGCGATTAACTCAAATATCAAATCTGCGGGTTTGAAATACATTGTTCAATATTTGGAAGCTGAAGATGCTGACCGTATCTACATTGACCATACCGATATTGGTTCCATGTATGCCAAGAAAGAAGATTATTGGTTAAACATCCAAAACGGTAAGTACAAAAAATGTGGTATTGACCCAAAGGTTGATGAAGTATGTGAAAGAAGAGATGACACTTATATTAAAACAACTGGTGATAACATTGTTGAAAGATATCTTGACGATGACTTAATTGAGACATTAAGAGTTGACGAAGAATTTAATCAGGGTTCATTCCTATTGGCTTCTTTGGTTCCAACAACTTATCAGAGAATTGCAACAATGGGAACAGCAACACTTTGGGAAATCCAAATGAGAGCTTGGTCGTATAAACATGGACTTGCAATTCCCGCTAAACAACAGAAACAAGACTTTGTTGGTGGATTGTCACGTTTGGTTAAAGTTGGATACTCAACCGATGTATTGAAACTTGACTTTAGTTCACTATATCCATCAATTCAGTTGGTTCACGATGTATTCCCTGATTGTGATATAACAGGAGTAATGAAAGGTATGTTAACATATTTTAGAAATGCTCGTATTATGTATAAACAATTAGCCGAAGAGTTTGAAAAGAGTGACCCAGTAAAATCTAAATCTTATGACCGTAAACAATTACCAATTAAGATTTTTATTAACTCAATGTTTGGAGCTTTATCAGCACCTCAAGTATTTCACTGGGGTGATATGAATCAGGGTGAAAGGATTACTTGTACAGGTAGACAATATCTACGTCAGATGATTAAGTTCTTTATGAATCGTGGATATGACCCGTTGGTTATGGATACGGATGGTGTGAACTTTTCATCACCTGTGAATGTTGAATCCCGTAAATACATTGGTAAAGGTTTGAATTGGAAAGTGGTTGAAGGTAAGGAATATATGGGTGCCGCAGCTGACATCGCAGAATATAATGACTTGTTCATGAAAGGTGAAATGGCTTTGGATAATGATGGTGTTTGGCCATCTTGTATTAACTTAGCACGTAAGAACTACGCTTTGATGACTGACAAGGGTAAAATTAAATTGGTTGGTAACACAATCAAATCAAAGAAATTACCATTATATATTGAAGCGTTTTTGGACAAAGGAATCAAAATGTTATTGATGGGTGAAGGTCAACAATTTGTTGAGTGGTATTATGAATACTTAGAAAAAATCTTTAACAAACAAATTCCATTAAAACAAATTGCTTCTCGCGCTAAAGTTAAAATTTCTATTGAGGATTACAAAGTAAGATGTGGTCAAAAAACCAAATCAGGAAGTATGATGTCAAGACAAGCTCATATGGAACTTATTATTCATGATGGTATTGCTGCTAACTTGGGTGATGTAATTTTTTATGTTAACAACGGTACAAAAGCATCACATGGTGATGTTGTCAAAAAAGTCGACTCATTGGTAATCAATGCGTATAGATTGGACAATGAGGAACTTGAAAGAAATCCTGATATGTTGGGTGAGTATAATATAGCGAGAGCAATAACAACATTTAACAAACGTATTGAACCTTTGATGGTTGTGTTTAAAGATGATGTTAGAGATTCTTTGATTATTGATAACCCAAGTAAGAGGGAATTCTATACAAAAGAACAATGTCAATTAATCAATGGTCACCCTTTCGAGGATACCGACCAAGATAAATTGGTAGATGTTTTAACGGTTTCTGAACAAGAAGTGAAGTTTTGGGATAGGGTTGGTATTAGTCCTGACTATATCTATGATTTAGCTGAAGATGGATGGGAACAAGAATTAGTCCAATTTGAGACCGTCTGAAGATAAGATGTACCAGTTTCCACCTATAAAGTGAAACTCAACACAAGCACCTTTTCCAATTTCAACTTCATCATATTGTTCGTCAATTTTGCTCTTATCGGGTCTAATTGTAACTTTGGTAAGAGCTTTGACAACAATGTGGTCAGTTGTTTTACTATCTAATAACAAATCACAATGTTCAACAGTTTTAATCACAATTGCGTATTCACCAGTTGTTGTGTAATTTGATTCGGAAATTAAAGCGACCTCAGATGTTTTTACTTCAATTCCGTTAATAATTTTTTTACTCGGTATACTCCTTAATATTGGCATAAAATTAAATTACATTATAGGGACTTGGGAACGCTCTATATTTTAATTGTTTATTTAGGTTTTCAGCAATTAAGGCTTCCTTTTCCATTTGTTTAACAGGACTTAATCTTTCAAGACGTAATTTTAATTCTTCTTCAAGTTTTGCTCTTTCATCTTTAGCCTCACCTAACAAAGATGTGTAGTCCAATGTTAGTTCAGAGTCAGGGGTTTTAAGGTTACCACTGTATTTACCATAAATACGACCTAATGTTTCTTTACAATAAGCGGTAAACCATCTTCTAACCCATTGTTGTGCGGGTGTATTAAGGTCCTGCCAATTTAACGCTTCTAATGGTATGTCAGATGGTAATCTAACAATGTCAGGATTTGCGGCCAAACAATCATCACGGTCACCATCAGTATCGTAGTACCAATACCAACATCTATATTCGTTAAATCCAATATTCGAAAAATCAAATCTTCCACCAGGTGTGTTGTATAAATGTAATGCTTTTTTTCCTTCAGGCAGTGCTGTAATTCTATATGTTAAATCACCAACAATCATTCTTTGTTTGAGATTTCTATCAGCCATTCTTAACACAACGTCAAACGCTGGCATCATAAAATAACTTCCACTTGCACCAAATTGTGCAAATCCGCCAGGACCACCTAATCCAGTTCCACCAAATCCACCAAATCCACCCATAAATGGGTCGAATAATGAATTGTTTAATTCGGCTCTCATGAACCATAAAAGTTCATTAATTTCACGACCCTTAGGTATTTCATAAATTTGTTGGTTTGGAACCAAATCAACATAATCTTTTTTAAGTACCCAATCACCACCAGCTTGTAATCCAACTATCTTTGAATATGCGTAAGTGTATTGTGTTTCCCAATCTAAACTTCTTTTGGTAAGCGCCCTTGTTAAAGACTGTTCGTCAAGGTTCAGTCCATATAAAGAAGTCCATTGTGCTTCAATTAACCAATCTAAAATATATTGTTCGTAATCCCCAATCGCAAGTTCTAATAATGAGTCCATTTGCTCATCTTCTAACTCAACACCTCTAACAGGTGCACCAAGAAGGGCTTTAATTCTTCTATAGAGTTTACTTCTTTCTGGTTCTACAATAATTGCCATCTTCTTTATAAATATCAAATATCTCCAAATATGTTTGATTTTGGAAATACATAATTACCATCAATAATTTTTGTATTTTGATTTTTGAATACGACTGTCTTGTTTTTATTATTAAAAACTAAATAATCAGTTTTATATTGTTTTGGTGCGCTCGCTCCGAACACCATAACACTATCATCATTAAAATCTTTTACACCACTAAATGGTTTAATTTGTGCTGTCAATCTTTGACCATCTTTATTAATAACCGCATCAACACCCGAAATCATATCTTCTTCAGAACCCAATCCACCAATTTTGTGAACGTCTTCAGTTCCAAATATTTTTCTTAATGCAATAACAGTAATATCTTCTCTTTCCTCACCTTTGGAATCGGTTTGTACTAATTTCTGTACAATATTTTGAAAAGTTTTAGATGTTGACAAGTTAAAGATTCGGTCTCTTAAATCATAAAGATATTTTGTAAATCTTTCAACTTCTTTAATTTGTGCAAATTTATCTTTATCCCTAAATGATATAGGTTTGATATTATTTTTAATTAAATAAAAATTTAAATCATTCATCAAAATACAAAACGAACTGTAATTTGTATTTAATTTGTTAATAACTGAACGACCTGGTTTTCCGTAATTATAAATTCCTGACATTGAACCTGGTTCATATTGGTCTTTTTCAAACCAATATTCAGAAAATTTTTCTTTCATGATTGTGTTGATTGTATTCATGAATTTATATTTTACTTGTGTGTTCATTGAAAACATTTTGTTTATTTCTTTAACCTCTGTTGTTGAACAACCTATACTTTCTCTTGTTTCAACAAGTAATTCACCAGCTAACTTTTCTTCGTTAAGTTTTTTTTCGTTTTTAGATATAAGAAGTGTGTTAACAAAGTCCCAATTAATAACTGAGAAAAATTTTCCTATGTATTCATCTTTTTTGTTTTGGTATCTTAAATAATATGCGTGTTCCCACAAATCAAGACCCAATATTGGATATCCACCATCTTTGACGGTATTCATTAATGGGTTATCTTGGTTTGATGTCGTAACAATTTTTAATTTACCTTGACCATTAATTACCAACCAACACCATCCTGAGCCAAAATTCTTTTGTGCTTTTTCCGTGAATTGTTTTTTGAATTCTTCGTAAGAACCAAAGTCTTTTTTAATTTTTTCTTCTACAGGACCGCTAATGGTTTGTTTCTTTGGCGATAACATTTTCCAAAACAAAGCGTGGTTAAACGCACCACCCGCATTGTTTTTAACAGTTTTGTTATATCTTGAAATACCTTTTACAATTTCTTCAAGTTCAGCATCGGCACCTTTAAGATTTGCAAGTGCGGCATTTAATTTTTCAACATACCCTTTATAATGTTTGTTGTAATGAACATTCATTGTTTTTGGGTCAATAAATCTACCAAGTGATGAATATGAATATGGTAATCTTTCAATCCCAATTTTTTTCATTTCATTAATAATCTCTTTTTGTTCGTTTTGTATTGATTCTTGTAGGTCTTCGTTGGTAGTTAATTTGTCTTCTAATTCTTCAATTTCGGCTTTTAATTTTTTAAATTTCATAATCTATCATTATCTTATAAATAAATAGATTTTCAAAAAACTTACCTCTTACCAAAAATTTGATTCATAATTTCTTGTACAATCTCTGCCCTGCCCACGTTATCACCCATTACGGTTTCAAAAATATTTTTCTTTTTATTGAGAATATCATAAATTGTACCCTCAATAGTATTTTCAAATATTGGATAATATACCGATACGTTTGATTTTTGTCCGTATCTATAACTTCGGTCTTCAGCTTGTGCGTGGTCTGATGGAACAAATGATAAATCATTCATAATAACCGCCTCAGCGGCAGTAAGTGTTATACCAACACCCGCCGCTTTTAAGTTACCAACAAACACTTTTATTTTTTCATTGTTTTGAAATTCGTCAACAGCGTTTTGTCTTTTTGCTGGTGAACATGAACCATCCAAGTAAACGGCTTGTTTACCAAAATGTTCATAAATCTTATTTAAGGAATCGGTAAAGTTTGTGAAAACTATTACTTTTTTATCTTGTTCTAATATGTTCTCAACCAATTCAATGGTTGAGCGTATTTTTTCTTGTGCAATTACCTGACGTACTTTTGTTAACTTGGTAAATTGAACGGTTAATGATGAACTCTCATCGGTATTTTTTTCATACCAATCAAAATACTCACCCATTAATTCTTCATATTCTTTTGATTTTAATCTCAAATAAACGGGGGTGATAATTTTATCAGGTAAATCTAATACATCTGTTTTTAATCTTCTTAATACTTGTCTTGTTGTTCGGTCTCTTAACTCTTCTAAATTTGAAGCCCCCATAACATTCCAAACTTTTCTATTGCCAACTTTGAATTGGTATCCATTACAATATCTGACAACGTAAGCCATCCAATTTGCCGCCACGGGTGATTCAATAAGTTCCAACAAATTAAAATAATTCATTGGTCGTGATGTCATTGGTGTACCCGTTAACAACCACAATCTGTCAACCCCCTTCACAAAGTCGTTGATTAATTTTGTTCTTTGTGCGGTTTTATTTTGAATATAATGTGCTTCATCAATAATGACCAAATCAAAATTACTTTTTAAAACACGAGAGTTGTCCCTGTCTTTTGGGTCGTGAAAGTTTTTTAGAATGTCGTAATTAACAATTACAAAATCAGCATCCTCATATCTTTTACTTCCGCAGATATATGTTGAGCGTTTTGTGTAATTTTCAATTTCTCTTTGCCAGTTAATCTTTAATGACGCAGGACAAATAATTAAAACTCTTTTGGCTTCAGTTTCCAACGCCGCCACGATGGTTGATGTTGTCTTACCCAATCCCATATCATCTGCCAAAATAAACCTTTTCGTTTTTACAAGTTTTTCTACCGCCTCAACTTGGTGTGAAAGAAGTGGTCTATGTGAATACTTTGAATAATCAATTTCTTTATAGTATTGTTCAGGGTTTTTAATGATTGCTGCTTTTGGTAACCAAAAATCTGTTAAAGGTTCGCTATCAAAAAAACGACCCCAAATATGATAAGACTTATCTTTTTCAACTAATAACTTTTCAATCCACACTTGTTTTGGTGGAACTGTATATAATTTTTCGTTTGATATTTTTTCAGAAAAATAATCATCCAATTCAACCCATTTTTTTGCAACTTTTGGTGTTGTGTTTGAGTGGTTTAAAATGTATTCACATTGACTTCTTGTTGGAATACCACGTTTGTTTGGGTTGAAAATACCTTTTAATTTTAGGATATAGTTATTTGCACCCTGATAATCATGTAAGATATTAAGGGCCTTTTGTTCTAATAATCCTGAGTTTTCAATTATGGGGTTTTCCAAATCAAAATAGTTTTAATAAAGAAATATAATCAATTTTATTGTATTTATCAATAATGACAAACAAAGTACCAATTACACGAATATCCAAATTCTTTGGTGAACAGGATTTTAACCTAAATATATCTATGGGTGAGGAATGGTTATATGGTGATATGAACTTTACATTGGTTTTATATCGTGTTGACAAGAGTAAAACAAATCAAGATGATGTATATGGTGAGGCGTTGACAGATTCGGTGTCTTATTTGGCACCTGTTGAAATTAAAGCGTTTGTTAAAATCGAAGCTCCAAGTCAAGCAACTTTTGGTAATTCAAAATTAAGCCAAACTGAGCCAGGTAATTTGATTATGAGTGTATATCTTCACTATTTGGAAGAAGAAGCAATTACAATTTCATATGGTGATTACATTGGATATCCTGAAACTGAAAGTAGGATGCGATATTATTCTGTTGCAGATGACGGAAGGATTGTTTCGGACAATAAACACACATATGGTGGATACAAACCATTTTATAGAACATTTGTTTGTACACCTGTAAGTGAAGACGAATTTAAAGGAATATAATGGCAACACCAAAAAAACTTGTTAAAACAATTTCTTTAACACCAAAAAAAATTCTTCAACCAAGAAGGGAAGAATTATTGGAACAAATTCAAAAAGATGGAACATATCTTCCAAAAGGAATTTATCATGCCGATTTGGATAGGGGGATGTTAGATTTTGTGAAGAATGATTTAGGAATTAGTGTTAACGGAAAAGTTGTTAACACAGTTGATGTTATTATTACCACTCAGAACTGGGCACAGTTTACACAAACTTGGAATTTTCAAGATTTAGATTCGAACATTAAACCACCTTTTGTTGCTACAGTTAGAAAACCTGAAACACCCTATGGAACAAATCAGGGAGCAACAAATTATAGAATACCAGGTAGACCACTATTTCAATACGCTTTGGTTCCCAATTTTGACGGAGCAAGAAATGGTATGGATGTTTATAAAATACCACAACCGATTCCCGTTGATATTACATACGAAATAAAAATCTTTACAAATAGAATGCGAGAGTTGAATGCATTTAATCAAAAGGTTTTAGATAAATTTTCATCAAGACAATCATATGCGTTAATTAAGGGAAGATATATTCCGATTATTATGGATGGTATTTCAGATGAATCGGTGGTTGAATTACAAAAAAGAAGATACTTCATTCAGAATTATACATTCAAAATGTTAGGTGTTTTATTGGATGAAGAACAGTTTGAAGTGGCACCTGCGGTGTCAAGAGTATTAACTATGGTTGACGTTAGTACTAAAACCAAATCAAGAAAAGCAATAGCTTCGACTCCCAATCCAAACAATATACCAACAAATTATCAATTTATTGGTTCAAATACCACTTTAACACAAAGTTCATTACCAACAAATTATGACTTTAATTTTGTAAGTTCTGAAAATGTTGAACATTATAGTGCATATACATTGACTCATGGTGTTCAAGAGTATATTGGACAGGATTTGTCTTATTTTCCAATGAGTTCACAAATTGGTTTGGTGATTCAAATTGAAAAAAAGACTGGTCAAACAAATAATGATTCAAATATTTTGTTTGATATTAAATTAGTCTAACGGGTCACCGTAAATGTCGGTCTTAATACGACATTTTTCTTTAATAATATTTTCTAAAAATCCATAAATCTTAAGTCCATTTTCTTCACAATACTTTTTAAGAATTGTGTGTGATTCTTCAGATATCTTGATATTCTTTATTTTTTTGAGTGTTTTTTTCATTGGGCAGAAAAAAGGAAGAATTTATTCATACTGATTTATAAATAGTATCCCTATACTAAGATTTTTACAAAAATCAATAATATTTATGTAGTAAATAAAACAACTTATAAAAAAAAACAAATAATGGCAACATCAAATAAAGTTTTCGTTTCACCTGGAGTATACACTTCAGAACGTGACTTATCATTTGTAGCACAGAGTGTAGGTGTTACAACGTTAGGTATTGTAGGAGAAACTTTGAGAGGTCCGGCTTTTGAGCCAATCTTCGTATCAAGTTTCGATGAATTTTCAGCAATTTTTGGGGGTACTTCACCTGAAAAATTTGTAGATACACAAATACCAAAATACGAAGCGGCGTATATCGCCAAATCATACTTATCACAATCTAACCAATTATTCGTATCAAGAATTCTTGGTTTGTCGGGTTATGATGCGGGACCATCTTGGTCTATCAGTACTATTGCAAACGTGAGTGGTGGTTCAGTTTCACAAAGTAGTGTTCTTTCGTCGGTTTCCGTAACTTTTACAGGAACGACTGGTGGGACATCAACTATTTTGTTTGGTTCTTTTGGTTCCACTATTTTTAGTCCTGATTTAAATAGTCAATTCACATTATCGGATGGTACAACATCAACTATCAGTTCTGAGTTGAAGACATTTGTTAGTGGTGTAATTGGTTCTAACGCATCTGCGGCATCAACAAGTGCAACAACTGCTTACGTATTTGGTACAATACCTGACTCTTATTATAACTCACTTACGGGTGGTGGATGGACAGGATTAACAAATGTTTATGATGTTCCAAGTTTAAAAGATGATGATACAGTTTATTCAAGTAGAGATAATGACGCTTGGTACTATGCTCAATTCAACCCAACAACAGGTAATGGATATTCGGGATATTCATTTAGTTCAAAAATTAACACCTTAACAGGTGCGTCAGGTTCGTTTTCGGGTTCGGTTCAATTGTCAGCTTTTACACAAATTGGTACTGCTTTTACAGAATACAACGATGTTGTTGTTGCGACTTTACGTTCAAGAGGTCTGTCAACATATACAACAGGAACAAATCCTGTTTATGAAGTTACGGGTACGACTAGTGTTGTATTGGATAGTAGTGGCGTTTATAGTGGTGTAACAATGAGTCCTTACGCACCGTTCGGAATTTCGGGGGTTACTAATGATGGTAGTACGTTTGAATTTAAAGTATCTTTGGATTCAACAGACAGTAATTATATTTCTAAAGTATTTGGTTTTTCTAACTTCGGTAAACCTTCTGATGAGGTTCCTTTATTTGTTGAAGAACAATTTACAAATTTACTTAATTATTCATACAAGAAAGGTTATATTAGAGGTATTAACCAATCAATCACCGCTTTACCATCCGCACAAGACGACAATGGTACTTTACAATCTATTGGTTGTTACTTAGAAAAATATCAAACTCCTGAAACACCTTATTTAGTTTCAGAATTGAGAGGTAATACTGTTTATAAATTATTCAAGTTTATTTTAATTTCTGATGGTAACGACGCTAACCAAGAAGTAAAAATATCAATATTAAACGTTTCATTTAACAATGGTACTTTCGATGTTGGTATCAGAGCATACAATGATACAGATGCAAATCCTGTGTTCTTAGAAAAATATACAAATTGTTCTATGAACCCAACTTCTAACAGTTTCGTTGGTGTGAAAATTGGAACTAGTGATGGTGAATATCAAGTAAGGTCTAAATATGTAATGTTAGAAATTAGTTCTGAAGCACCGACAGATGCATTACCGAGTGGTTTCGAAGGATATTCAATGAGAAATTATTATGGTTCAACAACACCATTCCCAATTTATAAAACTAAATATGATGTTGCTGGTGAGGTTATATTCCAACCACCTTTATCATCCGTTCAAAGAAGTTCAGGTGATAAAATTAATAGAGTATTCTTAGGTTTGTCCAACACAATTGGTTATGACCCTGAATATTTTAATTATAAAGGTATTATCACACCTTCAAATTTAACAATCGAAACTTCACCAAGTTATTGGGATTTCTTATCTAAGGGATTCCACATGGATTCAGGAGCGACTGTTGTAACAATTTCAAACTCTTATAGTACTTCGGGTACTTCAGCTTTTGAAGTTGGAAACGCTTCTTTTGGACCAACTGACTCAAGTGACCCTACAAATCCATATTTTAGAATTCAGTCAAGAAAATTCACATTGTTTGCTCGTGGAGGTTTTGATGGTTGGGACATTTATAGAAAATCAAGAACCAACGGTGATAACTTTGTATTGGGTGGTCCGGGTTACCTAAAAGGTGCATCACCAACAACTCAGTTCCCAAGTGCAACTGGTTGGGGAGCGTTCAAACAAATATCTGTTGAAGGTAATACAACTGATTTTGCTAACACCGACTACTACGCATACTTACTAGGTCAACAAACATTTGCTAACCCTGAGGCCACAAATATCAACGTGTTTGTAACACCGGGTATCGATTTTGTTAATAACTCTAACCTGGTTGAAGACGCAATTGATATGATTGAATCTCAAAGGGCTGACTCTTTATATGTAATGACTTGTCCTGATTACAATATGTTTGTTGATACAACAACATCGTACGAAACTGATTTAATTTATCCAACTGAAGCTGTCGACAATTTAGACACAACAGGAATTGATTCTAACTACACAGCAACTTACTACCCTTGGGTATTAACAAGAGACACTGTCAATAATACTCAAATTTACCTTCCACCAACCGCTGAGGTTTGTAGAAACTTAGCATTGACTGATAACATTTCGTTTCCTTGGTTCGCATCAGCGGGTTATACAAGAGGTATTGTAAATTCAGTTAAAGCTCGTAAGAAACTTACACAAGACGATAGAGATACATTATATCAAGGTAGAATCAACCCAATCGCAACATTTTCTGATGTTGGAACATTAATTTTTGGTAACAAGACTACTCAAGTCGCAGAATCTGCTCTTGATAGAATTAACGTAAGAAGATTGTTGTTACAAGCTCGTAAGTTGATTTCAGCAGTAGCTGTCAGATTGTTGTTTGAACAAAACGATGACAAAGTTAGACAAGATTTCTTAGACTCTGTTAATCCAATTTTGGATTCAATCAGAAGAGATAGAGGTTTAATTGACTTTAGAGTTGTTGTAACAAACACACCTGAAGACTTGGATAGAAACACAATGACAGGTAAAATTTACCTTAAACCAACAAAAGCTCTTGAATTCATTGACATTGAGTTCTTGATTACACCAACAGGAGCTTCGTTTGAAAATATTTAAAAATAAACACGGGAGGGGAAATAAAAACCCCCTCCCTATTATTTATATATAAAACTATGGAATTTACAAAAAAAGTATTAATGGAAAGTTTAGAAGTACCAACTAATGGTAAAAAAACTTATTCTAAAAAACCACAAAACATTGTTTTAACTGAATCACAGTTAGAAAGTATCATTGCAAAATTATCAAAAGACAAAAAGTAATGAATTTAAAAAAATCAATTAGAAGACAATTGTTAGAAATGGTAACTGAGGGTATGGACCCATCAGGATTACCTGACCACAAATATTACGCTTTTGATTGGGATGACAATGTAATGAATATGCCAACAAAAATTATGGTATTGGATGACAAAGATAATGAGATTGGTATGTCTACTGATGATTTTGCAGAATATAGAAACGAATTGGGTAAAAAACCATTTGTGTACAACGGAAAAACTATTGTTGGTTTTGCATCAAACCCTTTTAGAAATTTTAGAGGTGAAGGTGAAAAACAATTTTTGGTGGATGTAATGTCGGCGAGTTTGGGACCATCATGGGATGATTTTGTTGAGTGTATTAATGGTGGGTCAATTTTTTCCATCATCACAGCTCGTGGACACAATCCGATGATTTTAAAACAAGCGGTTTACAAACTCATCAAAAATAATGTGAGTGGTTTGGACCAAGAAAAATTGGTGGAATCATTAAAGAAATACCGTGATTTTACAGGTGAGGATATTAAAGATGACAATACAATGATTAAAGAATATTTGGACATGTGTCGTTTTCACCCTGTATCTTTCGGAACTGGTTCTGAAGCCAATCCTGAAGAAGGAAAAATAAACGCATTAAGAGAGTTTATCAGTTATTGTAAGGAACTTGCAAACAAGGTGGGGGGTAAAGTATTGTTCAAAAATGATGTGTCCAATAATTTCGTGGTACCTTCAATAGGTTTCTCAGATGACGATGAAAGAAATGTGGAAAAAGTTAAAGAATTCTTGAATAAAGAATTTGGCCTAGAGCATCCAGTAACTACATATTTAACAAAATCTCAAACTAAAACTAGATATTAAATATTTAAATAAATAATAAACTAGAACGCCTAGATAATATAATAGAAAAAATTTGGATAATCAAGTATTTATAGGTAAATAAACTAAAATAACTAAAACAAAAAATATAATAAAATGGCTGACTTATTAATGAAAATGCCCGACCCGTATGAACCAAAACGTAAAAACCGATTTATTTTAACGTTTCCTACTTCATTGGGTATTAATTCTTGGTATGTAGAATCTGCTGCCAGACCAAAAATAACAATTGCATCAAAAGATATTCCTTTCTTAAATACTAAAACTTATGTTGCGGGTATGTTTGAATGGGGAACAATTGGTGTTACTTTCCGTGACCCTATTGGACCATCAGCCGCTCAAGCACTTATGGAATGGGTTCGTTTACACGCTGAATCAGTAACAGGTCGTATGGGATATGCTGCGGGTTATAAAAAGGATGTAACTTTGGAAATGTTAGACCCGACAGGTGTTGCGGTTGAAAAATGGATTTTACAAGGTTGTTTCCTAACAGACGTGGACTTTCAGGGTGTGTCTTATACTGATGACGGTTTACAAACCATCTCAGCAACACTTCGTCCTGATAGATGTATCTTAGTTTATTAATATTTCATTTACAAAAAACAAAGTCAGTTTATATTTAAAGCCAGGGGTAATCCTTGGCTTTTTTTATGGAAAACGAAATACAATACGGACAAATGAATTTTAACTTACCACACGATGTGGTACCACTACCTTCACAAGGTTTATTTTATGCTAATAAAAAGAAATCGGTTAAGGTCGGGTATTTGACGGCTCAAGATGAAAATCTATTAGCCAATACCAACAAAGGTATAATGAATGTCATTAATCAATTATTAAAAACTAAAATTTACGAACATGATTTTAGAATTGATGATATGTTAACTGGTGATGTTGAGGCAATTTTAATTTTTTTGAGAAATACCGCTTTTGGAACTAAATATAAACTTAATTTAGTTGACCCAAAAACAGGAAATCTTTTTGAGGTCAATCTTGATTTAAGTGAAATAAATATTAAAGAACAAAAAATTCAACCTGATTTACAAGGACTATTTTCAACAACATTACCAATGTCTGGTGATAATGTTAAATTACGTATTTTAACTTACGGTGAGGAAGCTCTAATTGATGATGAAATGGAAAAATACCCAGCGGGTGTTGTTGCTCCAAAAATCACAAGAAAATTAGAGGCACAAATAGTTTCAATAAATGGCAATGAAGACAAGGGAGAAATTGTTAAGTACGTCCAACAAATGCCAATAATGGATTCAAAACATATTAGAACATTTTTGAAGGATGTTGAACCAAGATTAGATTTAAACAAAAAAGTAAGAACCCCGTCTGGAGAAATGATTGACGTAAATGTCAGTTTTGGGGTGGACTTTTTTCGCCCTTTCTTTGGATTATAAAAAAATAATATTAGACGAAATATTTTTTTTGGTTAAAAATGCCAACTTCTCTTATGTTGATGTTATGAATATGCCCACATATGAACGTAAATATTTTATTGGTAAGGTAATAGAAGAGTATGATACCATACGTGAAGAACGAGAAAAATCCAATAGATAATATTTATCATTATGGCAGGTGAAAATAATATTGTTGACGAAACAAGCAAAGCGGTTGACGGACTATCAAAAAAAGTTACCGCTTTACAAACCGCAATACAAAGCACTTTTAATTTAACACCAGAGGGGTTAAAAAAGACAATAGATGATGCGTTTGACACAATAAGTAAATTCCAAGACAAAAACATATCGGTTGCAAGAAGTTTGGGTCAAAGTGCTGGATTTGCAAAAAGGCTTGAAGGTGATTTTGGTAAAGCTGCGGTTACCATTGTTGCAATGGGTGGTAAACTTGAAGATGTTTTTGATATCTACAAAGGAATTAATAGCGAGTTAGGAAGAACAACCTTTTTATCCGAAAAATTTTTAGTAAACGCAAAGGCGATTAAAACTTTTGGTGTTGATGACAAGACAATAAATAGTTTTGGAAAATTCTTTGATAAAGTTGGTGGAGGTATGGACGCTTCAATAAGTAAACAAATTGAATTAGTTAATACCGCTCAAAAATACGGATTAAATACTGGTCAATTTTTAACTACAGTTGCGGGTAAATTAGACATTTTAAACAAATACGGTTTCCCAAAAGGTGTTAACGATTTAGCTTCTATGGTTGCTAAATCACAAGTGTTAGGTGACACCTTAAGTGTAGCACAGAATTTTGCAGACCAAATTATGGATAGCCCTGAAAAGGCTTACGAATACGCAGCACAATTACAAACATTGGGTGGTTCATTTTCACAATTGGGTGATGGTGCAAATTTGTTATTCATGGCTCAAAACGACCTGAAAGGTTTGAACGACGAATTAATTAATGCCACAAGAGGTATTGCAACATTTAATAAAGAAACAGGACAATTCGAAATTAGTGCAAATGAAAGATTAAGATTAAGGGGATTAAAAAATCTTGGAATTGACGCTGATAAAATCGAAGAAGCAGCCCTAAAATTAGCAAAAAATGAAAAAATACTAAGTGGATTCAAAGGAGTTGCATTTGACGGAATGTCTGAAGAAGACAAACAAACATTGGTTAATATTTCTGAAGTGGGTAAAGGTGGTGAGATTAAAATTGGCGGAAAAGGATTGGAAGAATTAAATAGAAGCCCTGAAACACTTACAAAACTTTTAGAACAAGTTCAAAACAAAGGAAATCAATTAAATACCGACAAAAGTAACATAGGTGTTGTACAATCACAAATGTCAGCAAACGAACAACTTACAACATCAACAAATCAACTTAATACAATGTTTGCGTCAACAATTATCACAAGTGGTAATTTTTCTGAAGGTTTAGACACCATGGCGAACAAATTAACACAAGTTGGTGGTACTATGAATAATTTTATAACTAAAAATAGTGATGTTATGACTGGTGCTTACAATAAGGTTTTAATAGATTTACCAAAAACGATTGACGACTTAGTTAAAACCTTTACAGGTGACGTGACGAAAGGCAAGGCATTGGAAAAACCAATTGCTGTTAATCAAGTTGTTACCATTAAGGCTGAAGGTTTAGACGTTGATTTTGCAAACATTATTAAACCAATTATTAAAGATTATCTTGAATCAAGGATTAAAAAGGTGGCTTTAAAATCTGGTTACAGTGAATAATAATATTTAAAAAATCTTATTTTATCTATTTATAGAAAACAGTATAAGATGGCAGACAGCTTATTATCATTTTCAGCATCCGAACAATTTAGAAAACGATTGATTGTTTCTAATTTAGAGCCTTATTTTGTAAAAGGTTCTTC